GGCTACTACTCTGGCGAACGGCCAAAGGTTGAGCCAACCAAGTCGGCCAGAGAGGCCGAGCGCGAGTACCTCTACGATCTCTACCGGGGGGCGATAGAACGCGGCGATCTCTCCGATGCTGGCCACTGGATGGCCAAGATCGCCGTCTTCGATGAAGAGGACAGGAAGGGCAAGTGGCTGGAGGGGGAGTGGCCGCCATACCAATTCGGCGAGATGGTGGTCGAGGCTGTGCCTGTTCCCACCGAGCATAAGGCTGGCCATTTCCCAACCAAGTGGCTCATCGAAGCCATCGACCGGGCCGAGCAGTCCACCAAGTGCATCACCTTCACCTTCGAGCGCGAGGGCATCGTGGTCATGGCCATCGAGGCCGGTGAAAAATTCGCGGTCAAGGTCAGCGATTGGTCGGCGATGGAGGCGGCTGAGGAAAACCCGTTGCTTCACGCCATCGCCGATTGTGAGCGCAAACTCGACATCTTGCAGGATTTGAAAAAGAGGGCGGGGTGAATGTCCACCAACCGGCGGCGGCGCGAACGCTATGCGTCCGACGAGGATTACCGCGAGCGGCGGCTGCGGGCGGCGCAGGAACAGCGCGAGAAGGTAATGCGGGAAAAGGAGCGGCTGCGGCGGCTGCGCGGGTGGGAGCATATCGGGACCTGTCCCGAGAACGAGGTCGTCCTTTTGTACGACCACTACATCTGGTGGCCAATCGTCGCGCATCTCGGTAAGGATGGCCAATGGCACTGCAAGAATTACGCAGGGCCTGACCCCAAGCCGACCCATTGGAGGCCGCTACCAAAGGTGCCGCTGCCGTGAGCAATATCCCCCCACTGGAAATGATCGAGAAAGTGGGGGTGGAAGCGTTCGTTGCAGCATTGCCGGACGACCAAGTCGAGCCATTTCTCCAGCAGCTACGAGCGCTCGAAGACGCCGAGAAATTCGGCAAATTTAATGCCCTGTTCCCCGACTACGGGCCGCTGGCGCGAACCGGCTATTCCAAGCATCTTGAGTTTTTCCGGGTCGGCGCGATGTACCGCGAGCGCTGCTTCATGGCGGGCAACCGGGTCGGCAAAACCGTCGCCGGAAGTTACGAGGCCACCTGCCACCTCACCGGCAACTACCCACCGTGGTGGGAAGGCCGCGTCTTTCACGGGCCGATCAAGGCGTGGGCAGCGGGCAAGACCAACGAGACCACCCGCGACATCATCCAAGTCGAATTGCTCGGCAACATCACGTTCAGTGGCCAGCGCAAACTGGTGGACGGCACCGGCCTCATCCCGTTCCACCTGCTCGGCATGGATCAAGGCCAGCTAAGCTGGAAAGCAGGCGTGGCGGACTTGGTGGACACGATCAAGGTCCGTCACAAGAGCGGCGGCGTCTCTGAGCTTGGCCTCAAGTCCTACCAGCAGGGCCGGGGCAGCTTCGAAGGCACCGCTCGCCACCTGATCTGGTTCGACGAGGAGCCGCCCCTCGATGTCTACGGCGAAGCGCTGATGCGGACGGCCACAACCAAGGGTATGATCATGCTGACGTTCACGCCATTGGAAGGCATGAGCGACGTGGTGCAAGAATTCTTGCCGAGGGAAATGCGACCCGGAGGTGGGATGTAGGAGAAAGTCCGTGCCAGACACTATCGTCTTTCGCCACCAAGAACCCGAGACGGTTCGCGTCCCCAAATTGAACAAGGTCGTGGCCTTGGCAGAAGCGGGTGGCAGTGGCGGCGGTGGTGGCGGCGGCGGCACTACGCTGGAAATAGACGGGGGTGACGCCTACAACTCGGGCGTCCCCTATATCGCCGTCGATGGTGGGAGCGCCTGATATGTCCGGTAATGCCCTGATCCGCCTGCGCCGCGATGTTGCGGCTGACTGGACCGCCTCCAACCCGATCCTTGCCCTCGCCGAACCCGGCTACGAGGATGACACCGGCAAGATCAAATATGGTGACGGCACCACCGCGTGGAACACCCTGCCATATTTCACCGGGGGCGGGACTACTACCATAGCGTGGGGCGCGATCACAGGAACGCTAAGCGCCCAAACCGATCTCCAGAACGCCCTCAACGCCAAGGCCAAGCTCAGCGGCGGCAACACCTTCACCGGCAACCAGAGCGTCACCGGCAATATCGTGGCCACCGGCACCATCACCCTTGCCGACGAAGTTTACGCAGCAGCGTGGAACGGCAAACTGGAAGCGCCGACCAAGAACGCGGTTTACGATAAAATCCAGACGCTGGCCTCGACCAGCGATCTCGCTGGCTACGCTACCGATGCCGAGTTGACGGCGGGCTTGGCCACCAAGGCCAACGTCTCCCACACCCACGTCATTGCCGACGTTACGGGTCTGCAAGGGGCCTTGGACAGCAAGGTCGATGACAGCGAGCTTGGGGCCTACGCGACGGATGCCGAGCTTGCCGCTGCCGTGGCCAACTATATCCCGCTGACCCAGAAGGGCGCGGCCAATGGCGTGGCCACGCTCGATAGTGGCAGCAAGGTGCCTGCGTCCCAGTTGCCCAGCTACGTTGATGACGTGTTGGAATTCGCCAATCTCGCGGCGTTCCCGGCAACTGGCGAAGTGGGCAAAATCTACGTCGCCCTCGACACCGGCAAGACCTACCGCTGGACCGGCTCGGCCTACACCGAGATTTCAGCCAGCAACACTGCCGCATGGGGCGCGATCACCGGGACGCTCTCCGCCCAGACCGACCTCCAGACCGCGCTGAACGGCAAGGCGCCTCTGGTTCACACCCATGTCATCGCCGACACGACCGGCCTTCAGGCCGCGCTCGACGCGAAGGTCGATGACAGTGAGATGGCCGCGATGGCCACCGATGCGGAGTTGGCCGCTGGCCTCGCGCTCAAGGCCAATCTGGCGGGTGGCAACAGTTTTACCGGCAATCAGGGCGTCACCGGCAACGTCAGCATCACCGGCATCTGCGACATCTCCGACGAGTTGACCGTCACCGCCGACATCTTCGTGCAGGACATTGAACTGAACGGCGAAAACCCGAAGATCACGTTCTACGACCTCGACATCATCCAAGGCGAAATCCAAGGCTACAACGGCAACTTCTCCGTCTTCTCCTATGGCACGCTCCAGCTTACGTCCGCTGGCGTCGGCGGGATCACCACCTCCGGCAAGCTCATCACCGAGGCCAGCGCCGCCGCCAGAGCCGGTGTCAGCATACCCCACGGCACCGCACCAACATCGCCCGTCAATGGCGATCTGTGGTCAACCACCGCTGGCTTCTACGGCAGGGTCAATGGCGCGACAGTCGGCCCGTTTGGAACAGGGAGTGGCGCGAGCGACCCGCTCAAGGTGTCCAAGACGGGCGACACGATGACTGGCGACCTGACCTTTTTCAAGGCGGGCGGCGGTGGCAGGATACACTTCACGGACAGCGTCGGGGCCACCAACGCCGACATTATTTCTAACGGCGTTGGCGACATTACCGTCTGGGCCAACGAGTTTCAGATTTTACCTTTCAGCGGGTTATCCACCAACATCTATATCGACGGTGCTGCCGAGTTTACCGGCGACATCATCGTCCCCGACGAGGTCTATGGCACCGGCTGGAACGGCAGCATGGAAGTGCCGACCAAGAACGCGCTGTGGGACAAGATCGAAACGCTGGGCGCGGGCGGCGGTGCGATGGACAGCTTCCGGGTCGAAGCCGTCGGCACCGGGGCCACGCAGAACATCACCATCCCCACTGGCTATGCCGCCAACACCGTGCTGGTGTTCGTCAACGGTGTCGCCCAGAAAGCCACCACCGATTACACCGTTTCAGGCACCACGCTGACCGGCGTGTTCGACAATCTCGCTGCCATCCTGATCGTCCCCTATGGCGGCGCTGCGGGCGTCAAAGGCGACACGGGCGACACGGGAACACCCGGCACACCCGGCACACCCGGAACCAATGGAACCAATGGCAAGACGGTTCTGAACGGGGCCGCTCCGCCAAGCGGCGGCGTCGGGGCGGACGGCGATTTTTACATAGATACGGCGGGCGATGATATTTACGGACCCAAGGCGGCGGGCGCTTGGGGAGCGCCGACTTCGCTGGTCGGCCCGCAAGGCGATCCCGGCATCCAAGGCATCCCCGGACCAGCCGGGCCAAGCGGCGTCATCGGGATGCAATTCATCATCGACGGCGCCGGAGCGCCGATCACGACCGGCATCAAGGGCGACATCCAAATCCCGTTCTCCGGCACCATCGTCGGCTGGACCCTGCTCGGCGACCAGTCCGGGTCCATCGTGGTGGACATCTGGAAGGACACCTACGCCAACTACCCGCCTCTCGTGGCGGATACCATC